CAGCGCGGCCTTGCGCAAAGCCGCCGGAGTGGTCGGCCGCGTCGGGGTGTCCCGATGGGGTGAGTTTAGAAGTCCGGCGTCGCCGGGGCCTCGGGCCGATTCATGAGGTCGTTGAGCAGCTCGTCGAGCCGCTCTGGGCTGACGCGGGAGCCGAGGTAGGCGCGCGTGATCGCTGCCCACGCCTCGCGGGTGACGAGGCCCGGGATCTTGAGGGACGCGAACTTCATCGCGTTGGCCAACTCGGCGTCGAGATCCTGCGGATCAAAGCTCGTCGGGTACTCCCGCGCGGACTCGCCCGTCTCGGTCATCCATGCGAGCGCCAGTCTATCCACTTGCGCTTCCAGGCGCGCCATCCGCTGGCCGAACTTCGAGAGCAGCGCGTCCTTATCCATCGTGATGTACGACAGCGCGACGCCGCTTGACACTACATGCCTCGTGTCCGAGTTGACGCGGCCAAGGCCGCTCAACAGGCGAATCTGCTCTTCAGTCTTCTCGATCTCGGTGCGGATCGCCGCGATCTGCCCCACATCTGGCGAGAGGTAGTAGGGCGTGTGTGTCGTCTCGTCGTGGAACGGCAGCGCGCCGCTCACCGACCAGTTGACCTGCTCCAGCGCGTCCCACGTCGAGCGCGGGACGGCGAGGATCGAGAAGACGTGCTGGTAGATCTGCTCGTCGATGAGGCTGACGAGGTTGGTCAATCTACGGTTCATCGGCGCCAGATCGGTCAGCGCGCTGTCGCCAAGCGGCTCTACGCCCTTGCGCATCCCCCAGAACGCGAACGCCACCGGCACCTCACCGCATGGATGCTCGGCGCGGGCCACCTCCTGCGTGCTTGTGCCGTCCTCGCCCTTGCTCACCTCCAGCAGGCGCCAGTCGGTGCGCGTCCAGACCCTCACGCGCTCGGCGGCAGGGGCGCTCGACGCGGCGCTCATTGGCTCGCGTGTCTCCTCGACGCGCTCGCGGATCGCCACCCAGACGAGCTGACCGCGCCGGTCCACGCGCCAGTCAAGGACGTCCTCGGTGTCCACAATGTAGGCGTAGGGCCTGCGCCCCGCAGCGCGCTCCTGCGCCCGCGTCAGCGCCTGGCCGCCATCCGGATCGAGCCTGTCCACCACGACCGCCACGCGGCCGCCGCGCTGCACCAGCTGGGCTGCGCGCTCGTAGAACTCGTCGGCGGGTGTGCCCAGCAGATCCATGTCCGCCCACAGCTCATCAAGGGTCGAGGTCGAGCTGGTGCGGGGAATTTTCTGCCGGTAGAGGTGCGCCGCGTAGGTGTCGATGACCGCGCGAGCGTGGTTGGGGTGGACCGCGCGCTTGAGCCGCGCCGCGAAGTCCACCGGACGCTCTTTTGTATGCCGGGCGAGGTAATTCGCGAGGTAGACTGGGCCGCCCTCGTAACACAGACGGTACTCGGTCCACTGGTCGAGCTGCTGGGTGTAGAGAGGGTGGGGCATGGACTTTAGCGGATAAGGGGGGTTGGCTTGAACTTCAAGGGGGGCAGCGCCATCGTGAGGTAGTTGTAAGCGCCGCTCAGCGCATCCACCGCATCATCGTGCGCAGCACAAGGGAAGCCCTCCAGCTGGTCCAGCGCCTCCAGCGCGTGGGGGCCAGTCGCGCACCAGCAGCAGCGGCGCTGACGAACCTGTGCGGCCAGCGGCATGGCAGCGGTCACCTTGTCAGTAGCGACCGGCACGCCATCGAAGTCAAACCCCGCAAGCAGCCGAGCATACGACGCGATTTGCGCCTTGCCAGCCTGTCCGGGATCTTTGTACATCCGCACCGGCACCAGCCGCCCATCCTCGTAGGCCGTGCGTGTGACGAGCTGCTCCACACCATCAGGGCCAACCCGCGCTAGCCGCACATCAAGCACCCAAGGCCGCTCGGCGTCATCGACGCCGAGCAGCACGCCGCAAGTCCAGTCAGGATCTTGGTAGGTGTCCGAGGGCGCGCTCGCGGCCAAGTCCCAGAAGCGCACGAGGCGCTTGAACTTGGGTGCTCGGCTAATGTCCTCGTAGGCGAGCATGTCTCGCTCGAAGATCTGTCCCTTCTCCACCGCAGACCAGTCGCCCTGCCGCAGCTTGGCGCGCAGCAGCGGCGGCAGCTGCGCCAGCGCCTCCTCGTAGGCCTCCGCGTCGAGCGAGGGGTTGTCCTCCAAGCGCGAGGGCAAGAAGGCGCGCGAGGCCGTGTTGCCAGCATCAACGAAGCGCTGTTTGACCCACGCATAGCCAGGGCCGACGGGGTTTGTGGTCGCCCGCATCCTAAGCGGCACCTTAGCGAGCGGGCCGCTCGACGGCTTGCGCAGGCGAGAGAAGAGGAAGCGGTAGTCTTCCTCGCGCTTGAACTCGGTCAGCTCCTCGAAGCCGATGAGCTGGTACGCGCTCGACGCGTAGCGGTAACGATCCGCCTCGCGCTCAAGGTAACCAAACGTGATCGTCGCCCCCTCGGGGCTGGTCCAGCGCTTATCTTGCGCGCTCCAAGTAGCGCCCGTACCGTCGAGCCACAAGTGGGCGCGCGGAATAAGGCCATCGGGCAGCGCCAGCGCGAGCCGCGACGTGCGCAGGATCAACGCCGCGTAGCCCGGCACATCGAAGAATTGCAGCGCGGCCATCAGCAGCGCGTCGCTCTTACCGCCGCCCACCGCCCCGCCGAACAGAAGCTCCTTGTGCGGCGCCAGCAGGAACGCCGCCTGCCTGGGGTGCGGCCTGTGGGGGATGTACTTGTTCAAGCGCGGCGTCGTCAGCCGGATCAGCCTCGCGGCTGGCGAGTCCGAGCGCGAGGAGGGTCTGTCCGATCTGGACGGCACGTTCAAACTCCTCGTCCGGGTCAAGCGCCGCTGGCGCCACCTCATCTTGCGGCGGCCCCTCTTGCGCGAAGGCATCAGCCTGCGCGTGGCGCAGCTTCACGAAGCCCGAGATGTCGAGCCAGTCGCGCAGCGCCTCGCGCTCGGCGCGCAGCAGCTGGCTCACCCGCAGCGCCCACTCACCCGGCTCGATCTCGTTCTGCTGGAGGCAGGCATCCAGCGTCATCCGCGTCGCCGCGCCGACCTCGGCCAGCTCGCGCAGCCGCTCCAGCACCGGCTGCCCGCGCGCCCACAGCAGCTCGATCTCCCCGCGCACCAGCTCCACGCGCGCATGGGCCACGAGCGCATCCCAGCCAGGGATGAGCGCCCAGTGGCGCGCGGTGTGGCCGCTCACCCCCACCTCGTCCGCGATCGCGGCCCACTCCAGACCACGCGCGCGCAGCGCCGCCGCGCGCAGGTGGCGAGGTGTCCACGCCTTCCCGTCTGATCGGGGTGGGATGTGTGTCTTTGTTGTGTTCTGTGTCATCACGCACCCCTTAAAGGGGCAAACACCCCCGCTAAAAGTCTACACCAGCGCGCGGCGGCGCATCGCAGGCCGATCAAATTAGGTGGGACAAGAAAACCTGTGTAGACCGCATCAAGGGTCTACAAGCTCTTGCAGCAAGGGCACCGCCCGCTCCAGGACGCGCTGGTTCGCCTGGACCTTGCGCAGCCGCTTCAGCTCGCGCAGCACACGCGCGCGCTCGGGCGCCGAGGCCTCGGCCAGCTGGGGCAGCTCGCGCAGGGTGGCGGTCATCTTCCACAGCAGGCGAGCGCCGGGGGATGGCACACCCCCCGCGAAGCCCGCTGCCTTGGCCGCCTCGCGGCTCCCTGCGCCCTTGAGGCGAGCGCGGACATACTCCTCAGCCTTGCTCATCGGCGTCCTCCTCGGCTACAATGCAGCCCTCCTCCTCTTGAGAGGACTGAAACTCGTAGACGATCATGCACGTCCGCACCCTCCGCGGATCGAGGCTGTTGACGCGCCGATCCTCGTCCTCGCTGACGGTGAGCCGACGCAGCTCCAGCTCGCCCAGGACCTTCAAGACGAGCCGATCCACCAGCGCCACGATGCGCGCTGCGCTGCTCTTGCTCGCCTCCGGCACCTCACGCAGGCTCAAGAGGTCCACGCGCACCGCCCACCACACACGCCACAGCCGTGCGGCCCGCTCGCCCTCCTCCTGGCCGAGCAGCTCCTGCGCCCGCACCCACGCACGCTCGAGATCGCGGCGCACATCGAGCGCGAGCAGCTGGCCGCGCGGCATGCCCGGCTGGGCGTTGAGCTGGCAGCCCGCGTACACGAGCAGCCCGTAGTCCTGCGCCTTACACGTCCCCGGCAGCAGCTCGGCGAGCGCGGCGTAGACCTGCGCGGCCTCCGCGGCGGTCGCGTAAGACGACAGCGGGCTGTCCCACGCATCATCCCCGCCGATGTCCCACGCGCGCGCCATCACACACCTCCCGTCGGCCAGCGCGAAGCGGCCAGGATCCTCGCCATCGTGTCCAGCCAGTACTCGCCCGGCTGGACCTTCAACCCCTGCTCAACGAGCTCGCCCCACTGGACGCTCTCGCGGCCTGCGCCGAGCAGCGCGTCATGCGAGCGCTGGTGCGTGATGCCAGCGATGCGGGCGAGGCGATCCACCGGGATGATGAAGTCCGCCACCGGCGCGAGCGTCTTGCGCGCGTACACGAAGCACAGCTTGCCCAGGGCCGCGCGCTTGCGCAGGTGCTCGAGCTGCGCGTCGGTCACTAGGTCGAACCGGAAGGCGGTCTTGTCCGCGCTGCTCTTGGCGTCAAACGCCACCGAGAGCCCGCCCTTGAGATCGCCCTCAAAATCGACGCTGGGCGCACCGGAGTACACCGCCACGAACAACCCCTCACCCACACCCTCCACGCGCACTCCGTGCCGCTCCAGCCACGTCACGAGCGGTCCCAGGTGGTTGATCGGAGGCTTGCACCGCTGGACCTCACAGCGGCCCCTCGCGTTGAGCCACTCGCAGCTCTCGATGAGGAACCGCTCCAACGCCGCCCCGTTCGCCTGCGCTTTGCGTCCGCCGCTCATCGCTCACCTCCTCGCCCGCCCACCGCGCCCTCGCCCACCTGCGCCCACGGTCGGTCCAGCTCTGCGGGCGCCTCCAGCCAGCGCTCCTGACGCACGGAGCGGGCCGCTGTCGCGTTTTGTGTGGTGGGCGCGGGTCGGGGTGTCTGGCGTCTCGGCGCGCCTCCTCGTGCCCCTGCGCGCGTCGTGTGCGGCGTCACCAGCCGCGCCATCCCCCGCGCGCCACAGCCCCTCGCAGTCGCTTTTGAGCAACTGCTCCAGGCTCTGCCACTGGTCGCTCATCGCGCACCTCCCATAACGGTCATGGTCCTCTCCACGGTCCAATGCGCCTCATCGGATAGTTCGGAGGGTTTGAGAAAAAACCAAAAACCCTCCCGACCGCATGACAGGCCGTCCGTCGGATGGTTAGGATAGTTAGGATAGTTTTGAACTTCGGTTCTCGTGCGAGAGATTAAAAACGCACGTTGCGCATGCACACGCACGCGAGCGCGCCCACGCGCGCACATGTGCGCGCCTACGCACACGCGAGGCCGCAAACCCTCCGAACCCTCCGAACCATCCGACGGGCCGCATTGCAGGCCGCTGGGAGGGTTTTTGGTGTGGAGGCTCAACTCTCCTAACCATCCGACGCACCGCATTCCACCGTCGCTCATGGCTTCCCCTCCGCGTCTTCAGCGCAGGTCACGAGCTGGTTCCAGCCGCACCGGACGCGATAGGCCGCCACCCCTTTGGCCGTCGGGAAGTTGTGCCGGTCGTCCTTGACCACCCCTAGCGCCCGCAGACGCCGCCCGAAGCGCGTGGCGCTGATGGGGAACGGGTTGGACCGCATCCCCAAGCTCTTGGTGCAGAAGTCGATGAACGCGTTGTAGAGTGAGGTCGCCTGCACCCACTGAGGATCTGCCGGATCATCGCGCAGATGATCCTCGAAGAATGTAAGCACCGCATCCGTATCGCGGCGCCACTCGTGGGCCGCAGCTGCGACGCTCGCGACCTGTGTGTAACCCTCCTGGGCGAGCAGCCGCCGCGCGCCGTCGAGCGCCCAGCACGTCACCGCGTCCAGCTCCTGCGCGATGATCTTCTCCTCCAGCTTGCGGATCTTCTTGGCGCCGCTGAAGCGCTGCTTGAACTCGACGACGATCCAGCGCCGCCAGAAGCCCGCGCTGGTGTCGCTGACCGGCGGCAGCACGTTGGCGCTGATGGCCCACGCGGCCCTCGGCGTGAAGCGGAACACCTGCCCGCCCGGCTGGCGCGCATCGAGCGCGTTGCCCGACACCGCTGCCTTGAAGGCGTTGCTCTGGAGGATCTCGGTGGTGGGCATCTCCTGCACCACGTTGAGCCGCTTGCCATCTAGCGCGGCGCGGTAATAGGCTCCGGTGGAGCCGCCCAGGTCGGCGGGGTTGACGTTGGAGCGGGCGCCCTCGGGGATGAGCGCGGTCAGCACGTCGAGGAACACGCTCTTGCCGTTGCCGCCGTCGCCGACGAGCAGCAGGGCCTGCTGGAACTGCGGGGCGAGTCCCAGAAGCGCGGCCCCTGCGAACTCTTGCAGCAGCGCCACCTTCTGTTCGGCGTCCTCCTCGCCCTCGAACACCGTGGACAGGTAGCGCTCCCACAGCTCGCCCTTGCGCGGGGTGCCGTCCCAGTCGATCGGCAGCTTCCACGTCGCGCGGTGCTGCGGCCCGAGCTTCTCGCTCTTGAGCTCGCGCAGGTCCTCGGAGACGTGCAGGAAGGTCGAGGCCATCGGCAGCCCCTCGGGCGCGGCGGAGAAGAACCCGATGTCCTGATGGTAGCCCCACTCTGCGGGCAAGGCATAGGCGAAGTCGAGGATGGTGGCGGTGCCCTGGATCTCCAGCTCTCGCCAGCCTTTCCGCCCGACGACGAGCGCGCCGGACCAGTCCGCGATCTTGTTCTTGAGCTGGGAGGGATAGCGCGGCGTCCAGATGCGCTCGTGATCATCGTAGACCCACAGCAGGCCGCGATCGTAGGCCACCGGCTCGGAGGAGTCGCCCTGGATGTCGAGCAGGAGCCGACGGGCCAAGCTCGGTGCATCCGCGCGGGCGAAGGTGGGGGCGCCACCGGCGCGCAGCTGGGCGGCCTCCTCGACCACGCCGCGCATCTTGGCGCTGCGCTCGGCCTCGCGCTCCTCGGCGCGCCTTTTCTTGGCCGCCTCGGCTTCGGCCTTGCGGATGATGGCCGCGCACGCCCTGACCGCCGCGCGCCATGTGGCGAACAGGGTCTTTGGCTCCGCGAGGAGTTCGTGGGCGCGGACCTCGATGGCGGGCCAGCCAGCCGGATCGTCGTGGAGCAGACGCGCCGCGGCCTCAACCATCTCGCGCTCAAGCGGCGCGGCCAGAATCTCGTCGATGGTCTTGCTCATCGCACCCCCCCCGCGCCGACGTGCTGCATCTCGCGCACGGTGCCGAGCACCCGCGCGCCCTCGATGAGCCGCTGGACCTCGCCAGAGTGGATGCGCTCGGCGGGCAGCGTCGCCTCTGCGGCGTCCCACAGCACCTGCTCCCAGCGCCCCTCATCGAGCGCGCCCGCCAGCACCAGCCCGTACAACGAGAGCGCCTGGTCGCGCAGCGTCTCGTGACGCGCGCCCTCGCCAGCCTCAAGGATCATCGTGACGGCGCGGGTGAGCGCGGCGCTGACGTAGCGCGCGACGCCCTTGGCGCGGTCGGTGGCCGAGCCCGCCAACACCCGCGCGGCACGCACCGCCACGGCCTCCCGCTCGGCGCGGCGCTTATGGCGCAGCGCCGCCTGCGCGGCCTCCCAGTCCGCCAGCGCCACGATCTCAGCGGGCAGCGCGACCACATCCACAGCGCCATCGAGGCGGCGCCAGCGGCCATGCGCGGCGAGCGGATCGGCCACACCCTCGAACAGCGGATCGGCGCAGTAGTGGACCTGGACGGCGTTGAACAGGGCCAGATCCACGCCCGCGAGCCCGCGCTGGTAGCGCGCGACGTTGTAGGCCTTGAAGTAGTCGCGCAGGCTCTGCGAACAGACGGCGCGGTCGGCCCAGTACCAGACGTGCGCCTTGAGCGTGTCCCAGCCTGTGACGCCCGCCGAGCTGCTCCACTGGACCACACACGACGCGCGGCGGAAGGGCTCAGGGAGCGCGCCGAGCGCCACCATCAGCCCCTCCCACGGATCGCCGCCATCCTCCGGGCGCCGCACGCCAGCGGGCCAGCTCCACTTGTCGATGTCCAGGCACAACCAGCGCCGGTCGTGCTCCTCAAAGCAGGCGGTCGAGGCGAGGTATTTGGTCGAGGGGTCGCCCTCGACCCTGAGCTTGTACTGATCCCTGAGCGTGCGCTGGACGCGCGCGGGGTCCACACCCTCGCGCAACTGCCCGCGCACGATCAGGTGATCTGGGCAGCGCGCCGCAGCGCGTAGCACAAACTCCAGCGCGGCAAGGCTGTTCACGCAGATGCGCCCAGCTTCGAAGAACATCCCCGCATCGTACGGCAGCGCCTCGCCCACCCGGAACGTCTTGGTGCAGCGCCGCCCCTGCTCGGCGCGGCAGAACCACACCTCATCTTCACCTTGACCAAACCTCGCCCGATTATTAGGATCTTGTTCACTCATCACAGCTACTCCTGTGGTGGTCATCGAGGCCCGCGCTGTTGGTAGCAGCGCGGGCCTCATCTGTTTGAGCGCCCTCCGGCACGCGAAGCGCGGTGCGCAGCTCACCGCACGGCCCCCACTCAAGGGGAGCGAGCCATCCAGCAGCCTCGCAGGCTTGCAGCGTGGGGGTTAGCTCACGAGCGGGGCGGCAGCGCACGGAGCAGGTCGGCGAGGGTCAACCTCACCGCCTGATCAAGCTTCGCCGCGCCAAAGGCGCCCATCCAAGTTGTCAACGCATCTGCCATCATCCGCTCCCTTTGCGTCACGGGGTGGACTATGGCAGCATTCTTGCCATATGGCAAGAAGTAAAATTGTGCTGGACCTTCAAACTCACGTTGCGCAGGCATAAGCTATCCTCTTTGTTCAGAAAACGACAAAGCGCAGACTTTACGCCTGCGTAAGAGGGTGTCCCTGGGGGTGTGGGTTTGATCGTTTTACGCGCTCATGCCTCACTCCTCGCTGACGATACGATCACCGAGGGGGCTCCGCGCGCTTGACGCCCGCTGCCAGCGCGGGCATATTGCTGTTGACCCTGAGCTGCGGAGCCACCCCGGCGACCAGATCACACAGGAGGCCAGCGTGACCAGCGCTGGCTTCTTTTCTTGGCGCGCTTATACAAGCTGAACGCCCGTACACGCTACACCAATGTTCAGGAGTATGCGAGCGGGCAGAGGGAGAGTCAAGACTAATAGCGCCCCGGTGCGCTTTTAGTCGCTACTCCCCGCCTGCGCGCGAAGATCCAGCGGCGCACCCGCGCCTACCTGCGCAGTCTCGCGCTCGCGTGGGAGCTTGCGGGCGAGATCCAGCGCCTGCCCTGCGACCTGTGGGGCATCCGTCCCGCGTCCACCAAACAGCGCAAGGTCATCGCGTACATCGGGCGCGGCATGATGCGCAAGACCCAGATCCCCATGCCGCATCGCCGCGCGTTGCAAGCCGTCATCGACGAC